GGTACCTGGTTGTGTCCGTAGTGTCCGCCCTTACCAGTCCATGTCGCCAGGGAGACGGTGTCCCGAGCGAAGCTCGCGGGAACTCCACCAGGCCAACCATCCACGATGCCAAGACTGCGGATCCAGGCAAGAAGACCAGGCCACGGCTTGAGCGGCGTGTCCTTGAGGGAGTAGTACCGCTTTCCATCGACGACCTCGCCCTCCGTGAAAACCCACTCGATCTGGATGTTGTACTTGCCGGTCCGGTTGGTCCGGACATCGCCAGCGTTCTTGAGGCTCAGCGAGCGGTAGTCGGCGGGGAAGAACTGAGCGACCTCGCCTGTGAACGGATCGGCCAGGATGGTGGGCGCCACCGAGGAGCCGCCTCCGGTGAACCAGCCGAGTTCGTTCTTGAAGGTCCAGTCGCGATTGTTCGAAGTGATGTGGTGGGTGACCCTTGCCGGGCCACCATCCATGGTGCCCTCGCCGGAGCGAAGGTCATGGCGCTGAGCGCCGGGATACCAAAGGTCAGTCACGGGGTACTCCTAGATGGTCTGCGATCTTCTTTGTAAGTTCAAGGGCCTTGGCGTCGAGGGAGTAGTCATCCTCCAGGGTCGCCCGATCCCGGGCGGCCTGACGGTTGTTACTCATCAGAAGGAGCGGGGTGGCAAAAGCAGCTTCCGCAGACATGGCAAGGTTCAGTAGGATGAACGGGTACGGGTCCCACGATAGCGACCAGGCCATAGCATTCAGCGCAAACCACAGGACCATGATTACAGCTTGAGCGATCACAAACCGCCAGGATCCCATGAAGGTCGCTACCGCATCGGCTGCACGTTCCCCTCTGTTCAGCTCCATCCACCGAACCCCCCTCCGAACTCGGTCGTCTGCGACAGGTAGTCCAGGTCGACTGTCACCTGCTTCTTGCGGTCACGCTCTGACTGGTAGTCGTTGCTGATGTGGAACACGGTCTCGATGTCGTTGACCAGCTCGCGGGCCCGGGTCTCTGCGAACCAGAGCGCCATGACGGTGTCCTGCTTGGCCTTGGACTGCGGGAACCAGGTGACGAGCTGCTCGACCAGCGCCTTGACACCCTCCTGCTGAGAGCGGCTAGGCAGTCTGATCAGGCCCTGCCCCTCCTTCGCCCCGTCGAAGAGCATCGACATCGAAGCGACGCCGAAGTCGGCGTCGTTCTTGTTGGCTCCGGTGAAGTGCTCCTTCAGGATCGTACCCCTGCTGCCGAGGAAGTTCCTGAGGTCGCGGTTCTGGGTGACCATCAGGTTCATCGCGTTCTTCTCGATGACCCACTCGTGCATGTGGTACTTGACGGTCCAGTCCTTCAGCTTGTTGAAGAGGTCGTCTGGCTTCTGGTTGGGGGCCGTCCATACATCCAGGACGTAGCGCATACCTGACATACGATCAACGCCCAGGACGACGGCTGCCGCGTGGCCTGTGATTGCCGGGTCAAAGCCTCCGACGACATAGAGTCCGTCCATGCCGTGCGGCCTGTGGCCGGGTGCTCCCGGGGACATGAGCCCTGCTGCCCGCATCCCGTCGATAGAAGCTGCCACTTTGTCGGCGGGGAAGATCGCATCCTCAACCACCTGCTCCTGTTGGTAGACCATCTTCCAGTTCTGAGCCGACGACGTTGCGCGTCGTCGGGCTAGCGCCTTGCCTGAGTGCCAGGGGAAGAGTCCGTGCTCGTTCGCCTCCACCAGGCGTCTTGCTCCGAGCGAGACCGGGGGTCGGTTGGTCCAGGGTGCGAGAACAACCCAGTCGTCAGGACTGTCAGCGAACTCCAGAACTGCGGGCTGCGTGAGGTAAGTCCAGGGGCTCTCTTCATCCTGCCCGTACCACTCTGGCTTCTGGATCTCAGAATAGAGTTCCACCGGAGCCAGGCGCGTACCGACGAGGAGGAGTACCCCTCCGGGATACGAAAGTCGGTTGATGACCTCTCGCTGGATCCAGTCGATCTGCTTCTCGAACTCATGAGCGTTCTTACCTGTCACTGTGTCGTCGAGGATGATCAGGTCGGCACGGTTGCCGTAGATCTGACCGTTCATGCCCAGAGCCTGCACGGTAGGCGTAGCCTCACCGGAGTCTCGGGCTTCAGCGTTCACGTAGATCGAGTCAGCGGTCCACGACGCGCTGTTCGCGTCGAAGCCACCCTCTGGAGCGAAGTCGTGCTGGAGCTTCTTGTAGGCCGGGTTCGCACCACTGAGGCGGTCCTTCACCGCCCGCAGGAACCGCTTGGCCATCTCCTGCGTCTGAGACACGATGATGATACGGATGTTCGGATCCTGGCAGATCCGCCAGGTTGTGTAGTTCACCGTGATCGTTGTGGACTTAGCGTGCTCCGGAGGGGTGTTCACGATGATCATGCCAGGATCGCCTGGCTTGTAGATCTGGTTCTCGTGCAGGTCGCGTGGAGCGCGACCCTCAAGGACGTCGTACCACTGGAGCTGGTGGTTGAACAGCTTGGTGTCCAGGTACTCTTCACAGAAGTCTGGGAAGTCAGGTACTTCAATTTTGTCTACGAGGGCACTAGCCGTCTCCATGTTGGACAGCCTGGCGTACTCAGCACGGAAGTCCTTGTCAGACTCCTTGTAGTACTGAACAGCTTGCTTGGTGATACCCAGGTCGAGGATAGCCTTAGACATAGGGATACCCTTCCTCATGTAGGTGAGGATGGTATCCTTCTTCTCCCGGGTAGTCCTGTTGACAGGTCTAGCCACCTGTACCTCCCTTGTCAGTCTGTCTTGACCCTTACCAGGTCACCGCCCTGGAGGCGGTGCCCCTGAAGCGGGGGAGGTTCCGCGAAGCGGTAGTGAGTACTATAGCTACTAGTAGGCAGCCCCTGAAGGGCTGCCGTACTTGTGTTGACTATGGTTGGGCCAGCCTTGAGGGCTGGCCACCTGTGGTGGCCTCTGATGAACGGCTCCGCATGTTCTATAGTTACATATATAGTACGGGGTGCATCTTGGGCACCTGGACCACTGAGGGACCTAAATGTTACCAAACCTTTACCAAAGTTCTACGAGGAGTGACTGATGCATAGCCGAACGGTCACTCTCTGTAGACCATCCTTGTCATGGCCACGGTCAAGTTTTATGGTAGATTTCTGAGGGGTCTCACTCCCTCCCCCCCAGCGGCCAGTTAACAACCCGGGGTCGAACCAGGGCAAACCGGGACACAACGTGACGAACCGAGCACGTCGAGTTGCCCCAGGATGCACCAGATCCAGCCATGATGTCCGAATCGTGCCGATCGTCCCGAACCATGCAGATGCAAGGTGATATGGGCTGATAGCCTTGCATATGAAGGTGATGCGCCCTGTTTGCCTACGTTTGAGAGGGGGGACTGTCAGTCTGGACTGATTAGGCTGCCTAACGAGAACTATGTCATGACATGCTGACATAGGCCCTGCGTACGCGCGCGTGCACACAACGCGCGATACCAACGAGCCACGAGGTGCAGGCACGCGCAGGTACCTGCGTACGCGTAGGGGCCGAGGATTCGGACATACCAGGACAACCTGGAAGACTTATGCCTCAAAGGTGTACAGAACGGACAGGGCTGCGTTTGCGATAGCGTTTGCTCCAGCACAGACCAGCCCCGCCAGCGCCCTGCTCCCCCCGCTCCGAGCGCCCGACAGGGCGCTGACCAGGGGCAACCGTCGTTTTGTACACATCTTCCAAACCAATCCGAGATTCTTTTGAACTCCATCCTTGCAGGTCAGGGGCCTGCGACCCCCGGGAGGGTGTCCGTTTTACCCCGACTCGAAGACGGTTGCTCTCACCGTTCGCAACCGCTATCCGTAGTGTTTTCCATGTCAGCACAACGGCCCGCCGGAACGGGGGCCGGGACAGGGCCTTCGAGCCCGCGCCGACTCGGGTGAGCCCGCAAGGGCGATCCCGCCAACTCAACAGCGTGACGACCCGCCCGCAGTGCCACCCTGGCGTCCTCTGGGACGTTGAACGGGAGTGAATCGGGCTCAGGCGAAAGGGCGCGTACCCACAGCATCACCGGGGCGCGGACGCTATCAGCTATTGCGTGAGGTAACGGCTCACGTAGGCGACGACGGCTAGCCAGGCGAAGGAACCTGCCGAGTGGAGGCTTGCACAGCTCCGCGCTTGACACGCCCCCTGGGGGCGTGCGATGGTCGTCACGTTGAGCACGAGAACACGGCGAGTGGTGGCCTAGCTTAGAGCGAAGCACTCAGCCACTCACAGTGTTCGGGTGGGACCTTCCTGAAGGGCTGTAACAGCCTGGAGGGCCTCTGGTGAACGTTACTGCCGGTCATAACGGTGGGACGGGACAGCATCCGGAGGAGTCGGAGAACACCAGGGCTGATGTTTGAGAACTGAACAGCGTGTCGTCCATGAGCAGGGTGAAGTCCGCCCGTCACGCTCCTGGTCCTGACGTAGCGATGGACCCCCGATGTCTGGGGCGAGCCAACGGTCAGGAGCAAGTTCGTGGACAGTCCAATTCCCTGTAAGAGCCATCGGGCAGACAGGGCGACCGTAGGAGTCCGAATCACTTCAGTAGGATACTCGATTGACATGGTTGCTCTGTCTGTCCTCTTGGTTCCGCAGGGACACGGCGCAAGCCGTGTCTCGGGGCCTGCGACTCCGTCGCCAGGCTAGAGAAAGGAAGAGCTGATGGATCTAACGATCTTCAGGCTTGAGGACTACGCCAGCCACATCGACGGTGGCGCTGGGGCCGCAGAGCGCTTCCAGCACCTGAGGGACCTGACTAGGGAGCAGTTTGACTTCCTGGTCGACCTGGTCGACTCCACCGACGACTACGACTGGCGATAGGAGATAGTCATGGCTGAGTACAGCGATGGCAGCACGACGTATGTCTACACACACCAGGCGGAGACCGCCAAGGATGTGCTGGACATGCTCCACCCGCACCTTGGCAAGGAGGTCACGGCCTACCTTGACAACGGTTACGGGTACATCAAGGCCACCAGGATCACCTTGGCGGCTGTAGGCGGCACCGACGTCGCCTTCTGGTTCAACAACCAGCGTTACGTCAGGAACGGGCTTGAGTTCACTCACAAGCCTGTGCATGTGCACCAAGGGTGAGAGGTCAAAGCCTCCGCCGCACTGCAAGGGTGCGGCACTCACTGGCTTCACAGAGGGAGGAACATCATGTGGTACTCCGCGTTCAAGTTCAACGCTCTGTACGAGGTGGTGTGATCGTGCTTCTGGTTGTCACGAGGAACGTCGTCCTGGCCCTGGCCTGGATGGTGATCCTCAACCATGCGTACTATTTCAGCACTACGTAAGGACAGACCCTCATGGCGTTCAAGCTGGTGGGCATCGTCGACTTCAACGGGCAGGCTCACTGCCTCGACCATGCCAGCACCGTGTCTAGCTACCGGGATGAGATCTACTCGGTAGATCCCGTCAAGGTGTGCTGGTGTGGCACTGAGGTGGGCGGCGACATGCCGCCCGTCCCGTACTACAACCGTATGAACGACGGCATCAAGGGCAAGCGATAGCATCACAGGGCGGAACGGTATCCGGGAGGTTCAACTCCTCCCCCGCCTGCCGAGCACGCCATGAGGGCGTGCTTAAGGGAAGGACATACCATGATCGAGATCAACATCGATCAGGCGATCGCTGGCGTTAAGGCTGTCGTGGCCGAGTATGGTCATGACCACGTCTACACCAAGCGGCTCTTTGGCCACGGCTCCTCGCGCTGTGTCTACGTTTACGAGGGCCAGCCGGACTGCCTGGTTGGCAAGTTCCTCGCCGCCCAGGGCGTCAGCGTCGAGCACCTCGCCGCAGGTGACACCGGAGTGTTCGGGTCGGCGGCAGAGAACCTGCTCAATTACCTCGCCCAGGCTCGCGTCCTGAACACCGACACCGATACCGTCATGTTCCTCGCGAACCTTCAGTACGAGCAGGACAAAGGATCGGAGTGGGGTGTAGCCCTGCGCCGCGCCACGGAGATCATGTCGCAAGACGACTGAGCATCACAGCCCGACAGGCAGGCACCTACGTTCGAGCCGTAGGCGGGCGCTGGGACGCTACAGGGGCGTCCCTATCTGACGGAGGACGTTATGAGCATCAAGCTCCGTACGTACTACATGGACCAAGCTGTCTTCAACCTTGCTGAGGTGATCGAGACCGCCAAGGCCAACCTGGAGCACGTCGATTTCGACACCATCGTTGGCACTGGCTTCTCAGGCGGCATCGTCATCCCCTCCCTCGCTCTCGCCATGGGCAAGAACTTCGTCCTCATCCGAAAGGAGACGGACGACTCGCACCACGGTCGTGGTCGGCTCCTCGGCGAGATGGGTGACCGGTGGATCTTCGTGGATGACTTCGTGTCGTCCGGTCGCACTCGTCAGCGGGTGATCGAAAAGATCCACCAGGCTGGCTACGAGTTCGACCACTTCCCCACCCTGGTGGGGCAGTACATGTACTGTGACCGCGGCGAGGATGGGCCGCGGTTCGAAGAAGAGCGGTTCTGCAAGACAGGCTACATGTGGGCGTGAGCGGAGGCTCACGGTGTAGGGTGAGCAGCACACTCTCAGGTGCGAGTCCTGGGCACCCACTGGCTTCAGGCGTAAGCCTGAGCGCCTCTATCCCCCGCTCAAGCGGGGGTGGCCTACAGGAGGACCGATGGAAGCTGCCACGTGCCCTGTATCCCCCGCTGCGTATTTTGATGCGCTGGCGCTGGCGCAGGGTGAGTCGGAGCGAATCAAGTCAGCGACCAGCCCTGCCCAGGAGCTGCTCAGCGAGGACGCTGAATACTACCTCTCTGGCGACTGCAAGTCCGGCTACGGCGTCACCTGTCAGGGTGAGCTGATCGGCGTCTTCTCACTCGTCAAGGGTAGGGGAGAGAAGCTGGTCAGCGAGGCTATCCTCCTGGATGGCGCCAGCAAGCTGAGCTGTTTTGACGGATTCCTGCCTGGCTTCTACAAGCAGTTCGGGTTCGTCGAATGGATGCGTGAGCCCAACTGGACCGAAGGTGGTCCGGATGTGGTCTACATGCGTTTGGAGGTCCCGGGCCTCCTGGAAGACGAGGTGTGACAGGGCTTGACACTACGCGTCAAGACAGGGTGAACGGCATACATCAAGGTTCGAGTCCTTGACACCCACGGGATCGACAAGTGTTCGATCCTGGGAATGAGGACATCATGCGTAAGAGCGAGGATGCGTTGGGGCTCTCCGTGATCATCGGAGGGTTTCTGGTCATCCTGTTCATCCTGGTGGGCGTAGTGGCCTGTGACAAGAGTGGTGGTGGGGACTCCTACTACTACCCGCAGACCACCCACTACGGCTACTACGACACGCATCACCACTACCACTACTACCCCAAGTACGACCGGCATTCCAAGGTCTATGTGGCGCCCCGCAAGGGTGCACCTGGGGTGAAGGTGAAGCCTGCCCCCAGGTCGGGCGGAGGCTTTTCGTTCCGCAAGAGTGGCGGGAGTGGGTTCAAGTCGAGCGGCGGTTCTCGCCGCCGCTGACGCTCTCAGGGTGACCGGCAGTCACCGGGGTTCGAGACCCCGGCACCCGCTGGATCAGAAAGTCTGATCCTACTTGGCTCTCAGGAGTTATTCATGATCGGTAACCGTGGCTACGCTACGTTCATCCGTGACTGGGTTCGCCAACAGCAGAACTTGTTCGGGAAGTTTGGCACCCCCCGAATCGCCCCAGAAGGCTGGACGCGCCTTGGTGAAGGCTGCTACCGTATCGCCTACTTGTCTCCGGACGGGGTGGTGTACAAGGTGCAGCTCTCTGGGGGCTACTCTTACCAGACCAACGAGGGGGAGTACCGAAAGTACAACAACCTCCGCATCGCGTACCGTATGCCCAAGGGTGCCCGCTTCCCGCTGATGTGCAATTTCCGCATCGAGGGGGAGGATACGGTCAACGCGATGGACATGGTCGGACCAACCCTCAGCAAGTATGAGGGTGAAGACCGTCACAAGCTCATCGCCACCTGGTCCTCGCTTGCGTGGACCATGCAGCTAGGGGACGCGCACCACGCCAACGTGGCTGTAGACGAGGCGCGAAAGCTGGTCGTCCCGATCGACCTGGGTGATTGACGCCCAAGGGTGAACGGCATACACTCTGGTTCGAGTCCAGAGCACCCGCGCAGTACTTACAGGATCGGACAACAAAAGGACAGCGATCATGCGTGAACTGCTGCAACTCCTCATCAAGGAAGCTGAGTCGGAGGAGCGCAACCTGTGGTACAGACACGGGTACGAGGTTGAGGACAGGACTCTTCAGGTCCTCCTCAAGATCCTCGAACGCGCTCTGCGCAACCTCGACGACGCTGAGGGGAAGTAACAACATGCACAACATCGGCAACGAGCACGACGCCCAGACGATCCTGTATTGGGTGCGCTCTCACCCAGACATGTACGGCCGCCCCTCTTGCGTCACCCGTGGTGATGCGCCGGAGGGTTGGGAGTACATCGCTGCAGGATCGTTCCGCAGCGTGTGGCGCTCCCCTGAGGGGGTCGCCTACAAGGTGGGGCACCGCGAGGATGACTACCAGTCGTGTGAGGAAATCAACAACCTGAAGACAGCTTGGGAGCGGGGGGTGCCAGAAGGGTGCCGCCTACCCAAGTTCACCCCGTACTACCCCGACGATGATATCGTCGTCGCGGTGGAGCTGATCAACGGTGAGACCCTGTACGACTCCGGCAAGAGTGACGGCCCCTTCGGGGACTACTATGAGCTGCTGAGCGAGATCGAGATCAAGTTCAACCTCGGCGATCTACACGACGAGAACGCCATGGTGGACGAGGACGGGTACCTTGTGCCCGTCGACTTCGGCTGCTGAGGGCGTAGCCCTCTCGGGGTGAACGGCATACCCTCAGGTTCGAGTCCTGAGCACCCACAGAGCCACCCATCAGGGGTGGCTCGCTGTAAGGAGCAAGAGATGGCTTTCAAGGATTGGGACGACCGAGGACGCTGGAGTGATGACTCCGAATGCATCGTCTGCAAGGCGTGCATGGGGAAGTCTGAGGCGCTCATCTGCTCAGCCACCTGCGAGGACATCTGGCTTCTCAAGAGCCAGAGTGCGCTTGGCGGGCTCCTGGACGAACAGGAATCCGTTCGCTGGGAGGGTTGGGAGAAGGAGAACGACTGCTATGCGTAGCCAGACCGTCAAGTTCGCGAAGAACCGCCTTGCCAAGTTCGATGCTGTTCGCATATACTCGTATGAGTATGCATCCCACCGCACCGTCAGGCGTGCCGGAGTCGTCCGCGTTTGCTACAAAGAGAACTGATCCAGTGTGACCACGGAGTGCGGCCACCCGAAGGTGGCCGTAGTCCCGGCATCGCAGTGGTGTCGGCTAGGAGGAATTGTGACTGACAACTCTGCCGAGCGTGAGGCCGAGAGGATCCTTGAGGAGGCTGCCAAGGCTATCCAGGCTGAGCAGTGCCCTCAGGGTGAGGAGTGCGCCGTCCACCACCGCGTGGACGAGGAGTACGTCCGAGAGGACGACAAGTACGTCCGGTTCATCACCTACTTGGACGACTACGTTGTGATCACCGATGACAACCCTGTCTTCGAGACTCCGGCGTTCCTCCTCAAGCTGGTGCTGGGCATGATAAAGAAGGACGACATCCCCCCGCGATGGGAGACTTCGATCTTCTATGTCGGACCCGACGGCACCATCGGCGACGTCGGCAACAAGCCGAGAGAAGAGCAGGTTGCTGCAATCCGGTACGCCAAGACTCATGACGACTGGGACCTGCTGAAGAGCGAGCACGAGACTACGGTCTCGGCTCTCAAGGATGGTCTGATCGACGTGTCCAAGCCCCTCAAGGAGGACTGATGCCACTTCAGGCCGAAGCGAACAAGAGGGCCGAAGGTGTGGGATACTACACCACATACGGCTCTGACGCTGCTGACATCCTCGGCTACCTGTCGAGCGATCTTCGGCACGTGGAGGAAGATCGGCCCACCTACTACAGTGGGCAACTCTTCAAGGTCACAGTGATCGTAGAAGAGATCTGATCCCCCGACCCACCTCTTCGGAGGTGGGCGGACAAGTCGACAGGTGGGTTCGGGAAAAATAAGTACCGGCCTAGCGTTTGAGGGTCTTGTCAACCCGAGCTAGTTGTTCACCCACCTGTTGGCCTGCCCGCAGCA